TCCCTTGTGAACGTATAGGTCTGCCCGTCCGACATGACCAGCGCCCACCGAACCTGCCAAAGGTCTGACAGCGCTTTGGTATCAGGGAGTGTCGCCGCGGTGACGGTGTAGGTTGCCTTGGAGCTGACCACCGTGATGGCCGCGCCATCAACGACTTTCGTGCCGCTGTCATCATAGATAGTCACCGTCCCGGAAGCGGGCGCAGCGATTGCCCCGTCCCGATAAATGGCCGCTTCAATGTCGTTATCCTGAGCGCGCACGAGGAACTCAGGCAGGGGGAAGCGCGGCGCATAGTCGGTGAATGGCATCCTACTGCGCTGCCTCCCAGGCGGCGATAGCCTCCTGCAGTAGGCGCCAGCATGTGGCGCGCTCGGTGTTGTTGGTTACTGCGTCTGATTCGGCTTCAGTTATTTCCAGCCTAATCGTGTATGTGGGCTCCAGGTCCGTCTGGGTAGGCCCCATCTGCTGCTTGGACACTTGTCGGATAATCATGACGTCGCCCCGAACCTTTCCAGCACCAGCCGCTTGATGGTGATCTCGATGTCTTCGTAGGTGTGCCAGCTAAGCCAGAGGTGGCCGCCAGTCCCCACTAGGGCGTCTGATGTGGCCTCAAACCTAGTGCCCTGTAGTCGCACCCTTGAGCGCTGCGTCAACTCTCCCATTTCGGTGTAGTCAGCAGAGCCCGTGTCGCCGCGGAGCCAGAGGTCAGCGTCAACCCCGTGGATCTCCAGTCGAGCTTGGCTTGGGACCGTTGTGGTGCCAAGGTCGCCGTAGTTGCCCGCGGGCCCCCCGCTCCACTGTCCCCCGTTGTAAGTCAGCGAATTCATCGCCATATTGGACCCATAGGTCCCGTTAGAAACATACTTTCGCATGTACTGGTAGACGTTTGAGGTGGCGCTACTATTTGCCCTCCACAGGCTAAACGACGCTGGGCCGCTGGAGTGGCCGACCATTGTGCCAACATCCAGCGATACCCAGGCCCTCCACTGGTCGTACTCCTTCCAGTCGGAGTACCCAGAGATGTCCAACTGAACGGAGCCGCCGTCGGCAACCCCACTAGCCCCAGTCCACTTTGCGGTCAGGCCACTGGAGCCGACTTCGAACTTGTCAGCGCTAGATGTACCGTAGACCGTGATCTGCTGGCCATCGCTTAGGGTGTAGTCCGTATCGCCCGACGTGGTCAGGTCCTGGCTTGTTAGGGTCGTGAAGTCAATGTCTATCAACTTCTGGGAGCCGTCACCGCCGCCGCCTCCGCCGCCGCCTCCGCCGCCTGTAGATGTGTGGGTGTTGATAGGCACGGGCTAGGACTCCAGCAGCTGGCCGGTTGGGGTTCCGGACGCCGCCTTGAGCTTGACCTGCCAGTCTTTGCCAATTCCCTTGGGAAGGCTGAAGCTGTACGACTGGTTTGCGCCGATTGGAATCTCGAGCGCATTTGAGGCGGGGTCAAGGATCTTCACCGTCCCGGCCACCAGCGCCCCCGAGTCAAGGAAAGATACCTCTACTTGAGTGGTGCCGGACTCTAGCGATAGCCCCGAGCCGAAGGAGTCAGATGTTGCCTGTGTCTGTATCCGTGCCATGGTTACCTCTTGGTCTTGTCTAGTTTCCGTACCGCCTCAACTGCCCGCTGCTTCGCGGCGTCGGAAGACATGCCGGATTCTCTCATTCGTTTGGTCAATCTGTCGACCGTCTCCCGTCCGCCCTGGCGCTCCCCGCTCATGCTTGCGCCTCTGTGGTCTTGGGCTTCTTCGGCCTTCCGGGACGCTTCGGCTTGTAGGTTTCAGTCATTGCCTCGTGGGTCTCTCGGAGTCTGTTGGCGCGTGCCTGCAGCATCGCATTGTGGGGCATGTTGGCCGCTGATGCCTCAGCGCGCTCGACCCGCTCCTTGTGCCGGCGAAGGTGGTAAGACCGGATGTTCTTGGACATCGGCGCGACGATTCCCGCGTCTACCAAGTGGCGAAGAAAGGCGTAGTAGCCCTGGCGGTCAAAGTCTTCAAAGACCATCCCGCCCTCAATGCTGTAGGCCTTGAACCTTGACGTATACGCCTTGCCCCCTCCCTCAACGGGGACGGCCTGCATATAGCTCTGGTGAGGCCCGAGTCGCTCATCGTTGGGCCGGATGACTGACCACCCCTGCTCCTGAGCGCTGGCCATGGCAAGCGTGATGTTCCCGTTCTCCTGAACGTTGGACTGACCCGCATCGAATGAGATTCGGCCAAGGCGCGGGAGCCACTCGCCGCGCGTGCCTGCGTCCTTGTAGAAATGCCACCTCTTAGGGTGCCACCGGTAAACCCACTGGTGCATTCTGCGGGCCCGCTTCTTCGGTAGCTTGCTTTCACCCACCTGGTTGCTGATTGGGACCGCGGGCTGTCCAATGATTGCTGCCATGTTTCTCTCCCTCTTTCGTGGTTTGTGGCGACTGGGGAGGAGAAGGAGCGCGGCCCCTTCCCCTCCCTCGTCTGTTTACCTACTACGGCAGGACGTCGGAAAGGACGCCAACACCGCGGGCATCCTCAAGGATGCTGACCTGACAGAAGGCGTGCCCGATGACCTGAGTCAAACCGGGGTCACCCTGTCGGTCGAACTCGACGTACACGGGGGATCCCGCGGGCGTTACGAGTGCGGCCATGCTGCCAGGCATAGCCTGACGGGGGCTGGCCTCGACGTAGGCAATCCCGCCGAGTCCGTACATGGAACCGTTGTAGTGGGTCCCATCGTTACTGACGGAGTTAGTGCTGTAACAGTCAACTCCAAGTACGTTTCCGACGTATCCGGGACCCTTCATCTGGATCTGCTCATAGGTTGCCGGTGCGTATGCAACGGCGCCCGTCTCAGCGCGAAGGCTGCTCTGCAGGCCGGTCCACTGCCCATGGTGCAGGACCGCGGAGTAGGGGCCAGGTACGCTCGACTGCTCAAGCTGAGCCATGGCCGCAACGAAGTTGTCGACGTCCATGAAGGTGGAAGCGGTCACGTCGGTGGTAAAGCCCTCTGCAGCGCTGCACACCAGGTCAGTGACGCGGAGCAGATAGGAGTCTGCCATCGATGCCGCAATCTGCTGCATGTTGAGGTTGCCGGCCCCGCCAGTGATCATGAACTTATCAGAAAGCTGGTAGACCAGAATCTGCTGAGCTACAGCCATCGAAACCGAACCAATGCCAAGGGCACTGTTCCCGGCCGCGCTGGTCTCATTTGCGTTCGCAGCGGCGAAGGGGTCGTCGAAGCTAACGGTTGGGGTCTTGAGCGTGTCAGAGCCCGATCCACCGACGTCGCCGAGTCGGATGAGGGTGTTGCGGAGGTCAGTGCGGTCGACCAGGGTCTCCCACAAGAGACCGTTCAGGATTTCTGCAGCTCTGACGTTGCCTGAGCCTGTAAAAGTTATTTCGTTCGCCATGTTCTTTTCCTGTGCGCACGGGGCGCGGTGTGTGTTTCGTCTCTCGCCCTAAGGGGAGGCGGCCCCGCGTCCCCCTTCGCCCGTTGTGGCCGGCGGCGCCTGTGGGGGTATGATTTAAAATAGGGGGCAGAAGCCCCACCAGTCAATTGAAAGGCCAGCCCCCTGAGCCGTTGTTCATGGCCGCAGCGAGCGCTGCCTTTCTGGCCGCTCTTGGGAGCGATGCGATTGAGCCTGGAGTGTAGGCTTGCGCGGCGGCTGGCGTTGGCAGTGTCCCGGCGTTCGACTGAGGGGCGGCGGGAGCAGCGGTGGGGGCTGGTTCCGGGACAGCGGCTGGGGCTGTTGACAGTGCCGGGGCCGGGGTTTCAACCGACTGGGGAGGGGCGGCGGCAGCGGTTGCGGGCTGCAAGAATGGGCGCAGTACCGCAGACGGCGACTCAGTCTGAGAGCTCCACCAGTCAGACCATTCCCTGGACTCTTCCCCACCAAGCTGCTGGTTGTATCGGTGCAGTGCGTAGTCACGAACCTCGGTGTCAGTGACGCCAGCCGATACCATGGCAAGGTTTGCCTCACTCGTTTGTCGCTGGCTCTGCAGCTGAGCGGTCAGGGTATCGCGCTCGGTTCTCAGCTCGGCCGCAATCTCTGCATCCCGCTGCCAATTCTTGGCGCTGCTGGTCAGTTCTTGATGTTGAGTCTGCAGGGCAGCCAACGCGGCCTCTGCTTCCTTGGCTCGGGTGAGCACTGCATCGAAACGGGGCTTCGGAATTGTGGTCTCTTCTGTCATGTCTCTCTCCCTCATTCAGCAGCAGGATATACCCGCCGCTCTCTCTGGATTAGGTCAAGGTGGGACTGCGCCTCTTCTCGCGTCCAACCAGGATTCTTCGCGAGCACAACATCAACCAGCGAGGCCACGCCCAAGGCAATCTCTGCCCGCGCCTCCTCGAGCCTGATGGACCGCTCTTGCGGGCTCAGCGGTAGGCCGGGGTATCTGATGCGCCAACCGGCTTCGGGATAGTTGGTCCCCTTGTATCGATTGAGCAGGGAGGCGATGCGGGAGAGCGTCCCTTGGTCACCCCGTTCGAACTCGGGAACCATCATCCGCTGATGTTCGCGGACGGCCTCACGCTTGAGCGCAATAGCAACACCCGACTCGGGTCCTCCGGTCCTTTGCAGGTCGTCGGGCTGGAGCCCACCATGGGCCGCGGCTGATATCTCAAAGGATTGGATCGCGAGTTGGAGCCGTTCCGGGTCGGCCCCTGCAGCCCACTGGCCCGCCTGCACTGGCGTTCCACCATCGGGTATGAGTTGCAGGATTGCAGTTGGGTCAACGTGTACTTCCTGTCGTGCTGCGCTCCCGCTCCCGCGCTGCTGAGTTCCTCGAATCTTGGCACCGGACAGATAGCGCAGTGGGTGCGATGCGTCGCGCACCAGATAGCCCCACAACGAATAAAGCGCGCCGACCTGCAGGGTTGCGTCTACCAGCTCGCGGCCGGCATAGGGGGACCACAGTTGGTTTGACCGCTGGCGATGGTAGAGCACGTAGGGAATGACCGGCTGACCGTCCACAATGTAGGGATAGTCGGCGCCGTCAAACGTCCCGCCCAATACCTGCTCGGTCAGGTCGGCCTGACCGCCGTCTACGTTCAGGTCCTCGTCGGGGAGGATCACCTTGTAGCTCGGCTCTTCAGGGTTCCGAACGTCCAACACGTCCCACGTCCAGACCTTGGACGACTTGCCGGTCTGGTCCTTGATGAGTCGGACGCGGGCCTCGATGACATAGTTTGGCTCGTCGGGACTGTCTGCGCTGGCCTCGCAATAGACCATATCAGCCGGGACAAGCCTGACCTGTGCTTTCCCGCCGTCTCCTTGGGACAGGTAGTCAAGCCGGACGAGCGACTCACGAAGGCCCACCGTGAGGTTCTGGTTCTGTGCCAGCAGTGGCCAAAGTCCGCAGGCGTTCAGCTCCTGCGCGAAGGCTGCAGACTGCTCGTCTGTCATGTCAGCGTGGGACACCGAAGGGGGATAGCTATACAGCTGAGATAGGCTGTTGGTCACACTCCGGAACACGTTGCGCGAGAGGTCCAGAGAGCCGAAACGAGCCACGGAGGTGGGAGGAAAGAAGGCTCGAACTCGGGCTTCGAGGTCCTGCTGCCAATTGCCCTGGAGCATGCGACGACGGAGAGCAGAGTGCGCTCGACGCTGTTGGTCACCGTCCCCCGTTGGGAGGGGGACGATCGATGACATCGCGCTGTAATACTGCATTAACGAACCGCCAATCTGTGAGCGCCGCGCGCTCGAGGGTCGAGCGTGTCGACCGTAGCATATCTGAGGCAGTCAACGGCGTGGGTCAGCTCGCCGTCGGGACCGGTCTTGCGGCCCTGCCAATGAGCGAGCCCCTTGATGAGGTTGTGACACCTTGGGGAGACCTTCAACCGGCCGGACAATAGCGCATTGTTCACAACACGACAGCCCATGGCCACGCTGCCACTTCCCTTGCGAGCGGGAAGGATAGTCACGGGCGGTCGGCTTGGGGGCATCCCGAGCGCCTTGGCTAACGCTTCTTCCATCAGTCGGTTGACGCTCGAGAGGTGGGACGCCTTGCCCGCTGAGTTGGTGTCCCCGTGCAGCCGGTCAACACTCGCCAGACTCATCCCGTTGCGGTCGAGCATCTGCAGCGCCTGCATCGCGTCCTGGTCAATTGTGGTCCTTCCGGGACTGGCGCATTCGTCGAGTATCCATGCTCTCCGCTCGTCCTCGTCGTAGGCATACAGCAAGCAAAGCTCTCTGCCGACGTCCTCACCGTGGTCCCAAGCCAGGCCGATGGACACCTCTCCTTGGGGAAGGTCCTCATCATCCAGCAGACAGGAGGGCGACCAACCGCTAAACATCCTAGACGGGCTGTTCCCCTCCCACGCTCCGTTAGCTCTCTGCTCGTATTCGCCGGGGAGATAGCTGGCCAGTTGTTGCTTGATGCTCTCCGGTGAGCGATGGGGGCAGTCCTGAGGGTTGAGCCTGACCACTGTCTGATGCCACAGCTCGTTGGGTGGATGGTCCTTCGTCCCCTCGACCATCTCCTTGAGCCACTCCACCGGTCTCCCGATCGGCGTGAATGACATCCACATCGGAGCGCGGGCACCACTTGGCAGACGACGCACAGCAACGCGGGCCAAGGCCTCGCCGAAATGTGCCTGGTAAGGGGTTTCGTCGATCCAGAGGAATGAGCAACTTGCGGAGGCCAGCGCGGTGATTTCCCCCTTCCCGGAACGGAACTCAATGATGCTGCCGTTCTTCAGCTCGATAACCTTCCGCCCCTTGGTCCTGTACCCGCGCGCGGTGTCGTAGCTGGTGGACGGGCTGAGCATGTGCCCGGGCTCAGTCTCACGAAGCTTCCGGCATATGGTCGGATAGTGGTTCTCCAGGTCTGCCACCAACACCCAACCGACACACGGAGACGCGGGGGTCTCCCTCCATGGATGCTCTCCAATAGCGTTGGCCCAAGTCTCTGCGCCCGCGCTAAAGCTCTTGCCGACCTGATTGGCTGCTCTCAACAGTCGGCGAGGGCTCTGGCTTTGGTGAAACTCGAGCTGCTTGGGGCTGGCTTTGTCCCAATACAAGGACAACTTGTCAGAAGCGAAGGAATCCAACGCGCGACAAAGGGCCGACAGGCTCATCCTGAGGCTTCAACCGACTGAGGGAGCCGGCTCACTTAGCCCCCGTCAAAACTGCAGCCAGCCGCTCCCGGACAGGTTCAGGCAACTCCTGCAGGCGGCTGATAACGTCGTCAAGGCTGGCGTTTTCTGACTGGTGGTTAAGGGTAACCCCGTCCTGATAAACACCAAGCGCGCGGCCTTCAATGTTGAGCATTGTGGCGACTGGACCGAACGACCCCTCCGCCCTGGCCCGCTGCATGTTTTCTCTGACCCTAAGCAGGAACTCACCCCTGGTCAGCTCTCTGTCGAGGCCACGATATCCGTCTGCGATTTCCTGCAGACAGCGCAGGCGATACTGCCTGACTGTGCGGCGGCTTACACCGAACTCCTCAGAGAGTTCCCTTTCAATGCGACCGCTCCAGCCTCGAGACTCAATGGTGCGCTCAACGACGTCCAGACGGCGACGAAGTTCCTTCTGTGAGGTAGCCACGAGCCTCCCATCGTGCGCGCTCGAAACGGCGAGCCGCGCCCTTCCACTGTATGGCACAGGCTCAAAGTGTCAAGAATCGTATTCTATCTCCGCAACTGGCTTGGGCGGCTGTGTGGTCCAGCGCCGCGGCATGTTGTCCGCGTTGCATATAGGGCGCCCGCGTTCCTGCGCCTCACTAGAGCGAGACCCGCCGTCGCTGCAGGAGCAAGCCACGGCTCCCGTCATGCCATCCACGTACCGGTCAAACACAATCCGCCAACCAGTGCCAAAGCATGTGGGGCAGCCGGCGGAGTGCCGCTTCTCTCTCTTCCGCTCCCGCTGTACAGACGCAACGGCTCTCACCAGGTCAGAGACCTCAAGCACTCCCCGCTTAGCCCCGTCGCGTGCGCGGTCTTCGACAATAAGGTCGAGCGCGGCCCTGAGGCGGTCGAGAGGGAGCCGGGCTACCTCCCTTCGCATGGCCCAGTCGTAGGCATGTCCAGAAAACGAGTCCCTTCGTCGGCTGAGTTGATAGACGGCCCAGTCGAGAATCATCACGCGCCGAAGGTCGGCCTGCTCGTGAATGGTGCAGAATTCGCTTCCTGGGCGCGCTGAATGGCGACAGCGCCAGCCCGTGCCATCTCTGACCACGGTGCCGGCGTCACTGCCTCGGGGTTGCTCTCCTTTGGGGACGTGTTGCGCCCACTGACATGCGGCCATGATGCTCCGACGGGGGATAGGGGAAGGGGGGGGACTATAGGGGGGGGGTTAGGGTGGGGGGATTGTTCGGTTCTGAGGTGTTTGGTTTGTACCTAGTGCGGTCCTGTTTTCTTTTATTTATAAATAATAAAGAGTTCCAAACACTTAGAAGCACATAAGCACCACAAGTCCGCACCATAGGACGAACCCGCTGGCTACCGCTTGCAACACGTCGACTGCTGTCACTTCGTTCCAGTCCATGATTCTCCTACTGGCTCGGGTTTATCGGCAGCATGAAGCTATCGGGGTTGCTGTAGCCTTCAAGCAAGTCGAGCACAGCAGGCAGGGTAAGCCTCCAGCGCCAGGGCACCTCGAACGTGCGGGCTCGCTCACCACCCGTGTAGATAAACACGACGTTGGTTAGAGGGAAGTATGCCACCTCTGTTCCGCTGGGCAGTTCGGGGCTGTCCTTTGTGCCGAAGGCCTTGAACTCGTAGTCATCGCAGTTCTGAAGGGCCGCGCGGATGGCCATGCAGATGTCAAAACTCATAATCTCGTGGCTGCCCCACCTCATACGGACACCTCCTTGCTGGCGATGGACTGAGCCACCAGTTTGCGAGCGGGGAGCACCATTTCGACCAGCCAGTCGCCCCAGCAGTTGGGGCCCATGTAGTCGTAGTTGCCGGGCATAAGGCTGCGGATGCTCTTGAGGGTGTCGATGATGTCGTCCATGCGCTGCATGTCGTCGGCGTGCGCCGAGAGGCCGTCTCGGCTGGCGATAAAGAAAAGCGATACGGCGGCAGCGCGCACAACAGAGAGGGCGTCGTCGGTGGTGATGAGGGCCTCAGTGAGGCAGTCACCAGGGCGGGCGACCGCTGCGAGGCTGGAGTCGATTCGGTTAAGGGTGGCGATGTTCATTCTCGAGCTCTCCCGGTTGGGCGCTCCGTGCGCCCCGTCGATAAATTAATACTAGGAGACCTCTGCGGCTGTGTCCATACACAAAACCAGAAACAATCAAGAAAAGTACATACACCCCAAAGATTGACAACAACACACACTGCAGGCACACTGCTAGGAAGGAGTCACACTATGAGCGATACCAAGAGACGGAACCCCCCTAAGCGCGTGCGCCAAGTGCTGAGCGTCACCCTCCACCCCAAAGCTCTTGCGGCCCTTGACCAGCGCGCGGCCGACTTGGAAATCTCGCGCTCTCGCATGATTGAGCGGTTGGCGCTGGCCCACTGCCGAGACGACTGGTCGGGCCCTGAGGCGGTCGACGTCCGCATCTCGTACCACCCCGGCGAGGGGCTCAAGGTACACAAGCCAAGGAAGCGCCCAGCACTCTAGGGTATGCTGCGCCAGGAGGCACAGACATGCCGGATATTACCTACGCAGGCGAGACCTTTGAGGGCTTCAACAGGCCCAAGAGGACACCACGACACCCGACCAAGAGCCACGCGGTCCTTGCTAAGGTCGGTGACAAGATAAAGCTGGTGAGGTTCGGTCAGCAGGGCGTCAGTGGCTCCCCCTATCGCAAGGGCGAGTCCAAGGCATCTAGAGACCGCCGCCGAAACTGGATGAAGAGGCATGAGGCAAACATAGCCAAGGGGCCTCTCTTTCCGGCATATTGGTCTGCCCGAGTCAAGTGGTAGGAGTGTCTGATGTCTAGCCCAACAAGCCCAAGGTCCCTGGCCGCCCTGTTTCCAATTCTTCACCGACTGCCCGAGCCTGTGCAGGACGCGATTGCCGTGGTCCTGCTGCTGATGATTGCGGTTCCCGGAATGGCCTCAACGCTGCGCATCAGCGCCGACATCTGGCAGGGAGACCGAGACCCGCACGACTATCCAGGCAGCCCTCTGAAGCTGGCGAAGGACGCCCTTGGTGGCGCGGGGGACTTCATCGAAGTTGGAGACGATGACGACAGCGCGGACGTGGGCCAATAGGGGGGTCCCCGCAGCTGTGTGTTGACAGTGTCGTTGCTATTCAGGCAGTGTGGCCCTACAGCCGCGGCAATAGGTGTCGCAATGGAGGGCTTGGGTAATGACACACGACCAAGATTGGCGCCGCATAAGAATTAACGCAGTAGCCTTGCGGGGAGCGGTGGCCACGGCCATCCGGGATGGGGAGCCTGTAAGCGTCCACCTATACGGAGAGAGCCAAGAGTTGCCAAGGGGGGCTGAGGTCGCCCACTTTCACTCCTCTTCCGTTGTTTGGATTGCCACGAGCGCTGGCCTTTGCCGGTGCGACGTCCCGCACAGTTGGGACGGTGGGAGCCTGGCGGCGATTGAGCGGTTGATTGACTGCGCCGCGCCTCAAACCGACACCAATAAAACGCCATGCACGGGCAATTCTGTGTCATCTCAGACTGGGGGGCACAGATGAGCGCAGACGATGTGGTCGAGACGATGAGGCGATACTACCAACTCAGGTCTGACGAGGTCCTTGCTGAGTTGCTGCGGGCTCGAAAGGACGGGGCCAGCCCTGACCGGCTGATGCTCCTCACACAGGCCTATGACAGGCTGTGGCGCGCGGCCTCGTACATCAGGCGGAACGATGCGTGAGCTGGCTCTGTTTGCTGGGGCTGGGGGTGGATTGCTGGCCTCAAGGCTGCTCGGCCTTCAGACGGTGGCCGCGGTCGAGATAGAGCCGTTCTGCCAAGAGGTGCTGAGGGCCAGGCAGGCCGACGGCATGCTTGAAGACTTCCCAATCTACGACGACGTCACAACCTTCGACCCGGAACCTTGGGTGGGCAAGGTTGACATTGTGACAGGGGGGTTCCCGTGTCAGAACATTTCAAAGGCAGGAAGAGGAGAGGGACTTCATGGGCAAAAGAGTGGCCTCTGGTGGGATATGTGGCGAATTGCTGGCGACGTGGGAGCCGGGTTCGTCTTTGTGGAAAACTCGCCAGAACTTGCTTCTAGGGGGCTTGGAGACATTCTCGGGGCGATGGCCGAGAGAGGGTGGTCTGCGGAGTGGATCGTGCTGGGCGCGGGACACGTCGGTGCCCCCCATATCCGCCAACGGATCTGGCTTCTGGCTTGCGACCCCAACCGCAGTCGCCAACCAGTTGAGCCCCGGCATGCAGAAGTGGCCATCGTGCCGAAGGTGGGTGGAGTCATTTCCGACGCCGATTGCCCACGACGCAAAGTGCGATGGCAGCCCCTCAGAGGTGCGCAAGCGCCATCTCAATGGTGTCATCGGTGGCCGGCTGAACCCCGAGTGGGTCGAGTGGTTGATGGGTTGGCCGAGTCCAGGCTGGACCGCCGTGCGCGGCTCAAAGCACTTGGGAATGGGCAAGTACCACGAGTGGCTGCAGCAGCATTCTCCATCCTCTGGGGCCGGCTGATGGGGGGCGACGGTGGCTAGGGAACTCTGCCAGTACGAGCACGCTAGCGGTCGGTGGGTCACGAGCCAACAACTCTTGACAGGCGAATTACAGGGCTACTGCGATAGGTGGCCAAGGGAGGGTAAGATGCGGTCGTCTCGTTGCTATACAAGACCAACGACCTTCCCGTTTCTATCAGGCAAGGAGGGCAGGCAACTCTTCCCTACCCCTACGTGCGACCCTGACCGAAACTTTGCGAGCAAGGCGCTGTTTCGAACGTGTTCCGGGACGGCTCGAGTTATGCGAGAGGATGGCAGGACTAGCCTTGCCGGGCTGTCTGCAACCCTGGGCGGCCGAGTTGCCTGTGCCTTCGCGGAGTGGTTGATGGGTTGGCCTACGAACTGGTCCGCTGTGCGCGGCCCAGGGCGCATGGAAGCGGACAAGTACAACGAGTGGATGCAGCAGCACTCACCATTCTTTGAGAAAGACTGATGAGGGACTCATATGGCAGAAATTGACGAACTGCGGGAAGCACACGAATTCGCTCAAAAGGTCGCCCTGGAGTTGCTGCAGGAGTCAACGACTCGCGCGGCGCTGTTTCGTTCGCTGGATGAAATACCAAAGGATAATCCACACAGAGAGCCATTGACCGAGCTGGCGCGATGCGCTGTTGTGTTGCGCTCGCTCTGGCTGCGGATACGAGAGCTTGACGACTAACAATGGGGCGAGGGGCCCCTCGAGGCGCGGAAGCGCGAAGGGAGAGAGAAATGTCAGAGAAGAACCAGATAGACCGGAAACACCTCGCTAATATTGGGGTCATCACGAAACTGCAGGGTAGGGACTACCTGAACCACGACGGGCTCCTGATGATATGCCACGCCAATGGCATCGAATCGATTGAGACCGAGCTCATAAGCTGGGACCCGGAAGCACGGGCCGCGGTGGTCAAGGCGACGGCAAAGGGAACGCGGGGAACGTTCAGCGATTACGGGGACGCATGCCCTGCGAACGTAAACAGGGCGATCGCCTCAGCCTGTCTGAGAATGGCCAGCACCCGAGCGGTCAGCCGCTGCGCGAGATTGTACCTTGGGATTGGACTAACCTGCGTCAGTGAGTTGCCGGGACGGGCCCCGGCTCCTGATGCTCAGATTCCCCAGTCGGTTCAAACCAAGCAAAGCCCGCCGCCTACCGAGGAGCAGCAGCCCACCCCGTTGCTGATGTTGCGGGAGTTCGTCAAGGGTCCAATGGGCGCTAGGAAAGTGGCCTCGCTAGACATGCTCGCCCGATTCTTCCGCCGCGTTCCGGATACGATGGAACCACATTGGGAAGACTGGAAAGCGCTCGAGGCTGACCCCGACGGGCCAGAATGGGCGCTCACTAAGGTGCGACGACTAACGACTCAGGACGGGCTCAAGCCTGCTGAGATTCTACAGGCTGCGCTTGATGCGCACGGGGGTGAATAGGATGCCAATTAGACACGCAACGATGACCGGAGTTCTTGCCCGCAACCCAGAGACGAAACGAATCGGAGAGCGTGAGATTGTCTCTGGACGGCTGGCGGTCTCTCAGGGTCGCGACAAGCCAACCATCTGGCTCGACCTGACGGCCTGGTCACAGTGGCCAGCAGCTGACCTTTTGGCCTGCCCCAAGGGGACTCGCGTTACTGTTTCTGGGCGACTGACTCTGCGCAGTTGGACATCCAAAGACGGGACTATCAAGGAGGGGCTTGGGCTGGACGTTGACGCGGTGGAGGCTCCAAGACAGGACGCGCCCAAGGCGGAATACGACAACGCGGGCCAGACCTACAGTGGACCCGACGACACTGAAGACCTGCCATTCTAAACAATCAACTGAGGCGCGCGGGGGCGCGCAGCGAGAGGGAGAAACATGAGCAGACTGGACAACGCACTGAGAAGCCTGGGCAAGGCCCACCTCCTTGGGGATGACACTCTGAGGATACGGGCTATGAATGACATCCTTCACCTTGCCGGCATTGGGTCGGACGTGGTCAGCGGTCGGCAGATAACGACTCAGCTATTTGCTAGGTCGGCTCCGTCGGTCCTATGGGGGCAGCATCCCGAGGTGGGGAACGTAGGACGCGCTGGCAGACATACGAGGGGCACAATCAACGGGCAGGGCGCACAGCTTTACCTTGGCAACGGATACCGCTCAATCGTCAGGGCCCTGTCTAGGGATGGCCGCTGTGCCTGGCGTCCATCTAAGGGCCCTGGCGGACGGATAGCTCTATGGTTGACAGACGATGAGGCTGCCATCGTTCGAGCTGAACATGCCACCCGATACAAGGGGGTGACAATATGAGCGGTATCGACTTGGCTGGCCTTGTTCGGGAACGGATGGACAGCCCCCGGGAAACTCCCGAGGGCACTGACGGGGCCGAGATTGGCCGCGCGGCGCTGCGTCAACTGTACGATAAGCAGAAGGACCAGCTGCGTTGGCGGTTGTCGGGGTTAGGTAAATGCGCAAGAGCTCTGGCCTACATTCGCGCCGGGGTTCCGGTTGACGGTAGGCGCATCGATGCACGGGCTCGGCTCACATTCGCCCTTGGCGATATCACTGAGGCGGTACTGGTGCATGCTCTCTGCGAGGCTCTGGAGAGCGACCCGACGTGGAGCCTTCGGAACGTTGGCGAGAATCAGTCGCCGGTCTGGCTGGACGTTGGCGAGGACTACAAACCAATTAAGGGCCACCCCGACGGAATCATCCTCAGGAACGGGACCCCGTGGGCTGTGCTGGAAATCAAGAGCACCTCCTCATATGGGTTCCAGCGTGCATCCAAGCTGTTGGCAGATGGCCGGTGCCCTTGGGACGAATCTGAGTCCTATTGGTATCAGGCACAGGCCTACATGGCAGCGTTGGACCTTGACCGGTCTGGCGTCCTGATGCTGTGCAAAGACTCGGGAGCAATCCAGTCGTTCTGGGTCTTCCGGGATCCGGACTTTCTGCCCCTGTTGCGGTTGCACTTGGACATGGCCAGCGCGCCACCGGAAGAGGTGCCACGGCTCCTTCCCAACGGGGTCGAGCTGGCGCCGCGGGTGGATATCTCGAAACGAGATGGAAAGTCCTTTAACAAAAAGCACGGTCTTTTGAGTTGGGTCTGCCGCTACTGCAGCCATTTCAATCCGTGCTGGGGAGACGACCTCGTGAAAGTGGTCCAGCGCGACTATCGAGGGGCTCCCGCGTCCATGCTCTATGTCGGTCGGCCCGACTTGGCCGAACGTGACTGAGCAGGAAAGCAGAGACCGAGTGTGGCGGGTTGTCATTCCTGGGCAGCCCGCCGCACAAGCCCGCCCGAGGTTCGCCAACGGTCGCGCGTACCGCGCTGGCAGGAGCGTTCAGTGGGAGACCGCAGCGTCGTTTGTAATGCTTGAAAGGTGGGAGGCTGAACTCCCCCCTGGCGCCAAAACACACGGCCCGGTGTCTGCTGAGATGACCTTCGTTTTCAAGCGTCCGGGACGGATTGTCTGGAAAACCAGACAAATGCCAAGGGCCCCACACGACCGAAAGCCAGACCTGGACAATTGCGTGAAGAGCCTGAACGACGGGATCCCACAAGCAATCGTCTCAGACGACTCGCGCATCACAAGAATTGTGGCCAGCAAGTGGTACGCTTCCGGCGACGAGACCCCGCACGTTGAACTTGTGCTCAGGTGGTCTGAGTCAGAGGAGACAGAGGATGCACAACGCAAGGTGGCTAAAGGGAAGAGCTGAGGCAGAGCTGCGCGCGGCTCGTATCGTCGAGCAGTACGAGGGGCCAGTCATGAGAATGGTCGCTCAGGCCGTTCGGGACCTCGCACCAGAGACCGCTGACATGGGTCAGGTTGAGGCTGACCTCAGGTTGGCCGGCCTGGTTGCTGAGAGACTAGACAACGCAATCTATATCCCAAACGAATTGGCTGAGGCGATTGATCGGCCAATATTCTTCTTTGTCGCACTGTCCGCCATCGGGGTGTGGAGAGGCCTACAGCGCAAGGAGAAGAACCGAGCCAATAGGATGGCACGGCTCGAGGCGCTTCTGGCTGACCACGGCCGTGATCTGTCCGCTCGTCGGCGGCGCGCAGTTGAGCGACGGGTCCGTCGCCTGAAGGACCTCATCGGAGAGACAGACTAATGCGCTTCGCTGTTGTCGTGGGTCATCGGAAGGACCGCCAGGGGGCCCGCGCGCTGTCCGGAGAACACGAGTGGGAGTGGAACATCCCCCTTGCTGCGAGGCTGTGCGCAGAGCTTGAGGCAGCTGGGGAAGAGGCCGACCTCCTCTTTCGGCCCAACAAGTCAAGCGGCGCAATGACCGAGCTGGTTGACCGAATCAACCACGACACCTATGACGCGGTGATCTCGCTGCATTTCAATGCCGGCGCCGGTGGCGCGGGTGGCCACCTAATGTTGCACTATCCCGGAAGCGTGAAGGGTGAGGCACTGGCACAAGCTTGCAGCGATGCCCACAACTCTGCCCTCCCAAGCATACGTGACCGCGGGCTATGGGCGACTAGTGTGAACGGCTCAGGGTATGAACTTTGGATTCTAACCCGCACAAATTGTCCGGCAACGATATGCGAGAGCCACTTTGGTGATTCACCGGACCACGAATACGTGACACCCCGGCGCGACAGGCTCGCGGTTGCGCTGGCTGAGCAATTGGTTGAGCTGGCCAACCGTGCCAAGAGTGGTGGACAATGGTAAAGGGGGGTGACGCCCCGAGGTAGTTCCATGACCGAGACCGAGATTGAGCAACTCGCCGACACCCTTATTCAGAGAAGCATGGAACGGGCCCGCACGCGCTGGAACGACCCGCAGTCTCTTGGTGCTATTGTTGGGATTGCTGTTGTGCTGGCGTCCACGGTTGGGGGCTACACCTCGACGCAGGAGCGGCTTGATGCCACCGTCACTATGGTTGGGGAGGTCCGCGATGATGTGAGGGCCCTGCGCGAAGAGGTCTCTGGCATTGATGCGCTAGAAGTCAGGGTCCAGCACTTGGAGCGCCAGCGCTAGAACGACAAAAGGCCCCGAAGGGCCTATTGCTGCTGTGGACGTCTGTCTAGAGGGTGGCGCTGTTGATTACATCGCAGGCGGCCTGCAGGTCGGCGGCGGGCTTCCAAAGGACAGGGCTCTCCCACTCTTCGTCGCACTCGTCATAAATCGCGACCGCGGCCTCTCCGTCGTCAGTCTGACCGGCGGGGAACCAGACGACCTCGTTGCCGGACTCGTCGATGTACGACATAGCCCAAAGGTTGCCACCAAGGCGGATGCGGTCGAAGGAGTCGGCAGTGGCTGGGGAGTTGTTGGCGGTGGTGGCTGCGTTGGTCATAGTCTCGACTCCGTTGGGGTGCGTCCGTCGCCCCCGTCTTTGTGAAACCAATATAGACAGCCCCCCTGTGTGTGTCCATACACAAAACCAAGATTGATGAAATAAAACCAACTGACCCCCCGGCCGGGGAGGGGGAGAGGGGGAGCCCGGCCGGAGGGGGGCACCGTTAGGCGCCCTGTCAGCTACGCCACGTCGCGCACTCTCAGCGCTACCGTCAAACGCCCTCCTGGCAAGTGCTCAACGCTTTGTATTACGGCGAGCCGGCGAGACCATCCAATCTCTGTGTCGGTGATAGTGACTTGGTCGCCTAACCTAAGCCACCCCCAAGACTGTTCAAGGTCATACGATACGAAGAAAGCGGGAAGGCCTAGTTCTTGAGAGCGCCAGCCGACGACCGCGCCAGCTGTGGAGGCCGAGTATATCAGGTCTGAAAACTGGGCCTCTATAACCCCCGGCCCATACCTAAGCCTGCCAGCCTGCAGAGCCCGGTGTACACCTCCTCCGTTGGCCTCGTCCTCCGATCGGGAGACTGCGGCCACCCGTTCCGCGTACAGATTGTGGTCCGCGTCGTAGGCGTATCTGATGGCCGATTCTGTGAGCAGTCTGGTTCTGTCCTCTGATTGAATGCGCCCGACCCGGAACACTCCCTGGAACCCCCTGGTCAGATTGGCAATCGGGCTCTCACCAAGGGGCCAGACATGCACACCAAGGCCTCTGGCCGTGCCATGTATAGAGACAGGCAGCAGCGGTAGCAGCTGAGCTGATATCCAGTCCCACGGCCTCAGATGCTCAGTCGGGTCGCACACGATTGACGTGTCTATCTGGTAGCTCTCGAGGAGCCTGGCAGCAACCTGCACAGAAACCACATCCCAAGGCGCAGTTGATTGACTGACCGCCCATTGCAGCACTTCGCCAGCGGTTCGTATGGCGCCGCCGCCCTCTCGAGTAAGCCCCGGGCCCTCTGTCCAGCTCGTGCGGTAGGTGTCGTTGGGCTGATAGGTGATGCCGCTGAAATGGTTGTGAACGTCTGCAATGGCAACAAGACGCCCCGTCCCATCTGCTACGTGTTCAACTGGACCCGTTGCGCTGGAACCGTTTTGGTGGACCGTTACTTGTGAGGCCTGCACAGCGTGGCCCGCAATGAGCAGGTACTTATTGCCAGAGTCCACCGCATAGGCTGGCACCGCTTGCACACTGGTTGAGTCACTAATCAATCCCGGCTGTCCAATAACAAGGGGGTAGCGTTCGCCGTTGGTTTTCTCGGCTGCGTCCGGCCATGTCGTTGAGTCAACGCGGGCGGTCTCAGGGCAGAGGTCGCCGGAGTCGTCCCATGGGTTGGCGTCAATGGCTAGCTCAACCGGCATCCCCTTGGGCCCATAGCTGTATTCACGGACGCGGCCAGAGAAGTACAGCAGCGACCGCCCTCCGAGAATGTGCCGGTATATCTGGACCGTGCATTGGTGCAAATCTTGCCGGTTTGCAACCAGTTCCGGGACGTCCAACCAGTGAGGTCGAACGGTCAGGGTGAGGCTTCTGCTGACTGGGGAAAGAGCGAATAGGTCTAAAGATTCGGCCCACGCAAAGTCGTCAACGCCGGGCCTCCAAGTCACCGTCTGCCCTGTTTCTGGGTCCGCTGCTTTGACCTGTTGGGGGGATAGGTAAACAACGCGTGACGCCCACTCAAGGCGCACTAGCCAAACAAGGTCTGCCGCTAGCAGCTCAACACGGTCCCACCATCGCTCGCTCATGGGGCTTCCCATCCACCAGGGATTTCAGACACAACAACCCGACTGGAGCGCTGAACTTCGTCCTTGCCCTCATAACCTTGGAACGGCTCAACCCCGGGGTTTGATGTCACACGTCCATAAATGATGAGCTGTCGATCGGTGATGACGTGGTCGCCGCTTCCTCTTTCGACCTTGCCAAGATACACAACGGGGCTGGCCGCCCCTCCGAGGCGCTGAGATACCAACGACTCAAGAGCCATGACGGCCTCACCCCGATTGGCCACAGCTTTACCGGCGTCGGTCCCCGTCACATAGTCAGGCTTGATGTTGTACTGATACAGGCGCCGCGTCTCCATTCCCTCGTCCCACGAGAATGAGACTTGGCGGGATGGCAGACCGCTCCTCCTGGCATAGGTCGCTCCGCTTGAGTCTTCGGAAATCTCTGCCCGCTGCTGAGTCGTAATCTCTCGACCAAACGAGGGTGAGTTCCCAAAGACAAAGACGTCGCCAATCAGAATCTGACCGACCTCCTGATACCCGTCCGCAGTTGTGCCGCTATCAATTCGCAACCGCAAGTGCGTAGCTTCCGAGGTGAACTCGTGTGCAATGACGACGCCAGAGCGAGCCCATATTTCACACGTCCCGGAAGTGGGCTCAGTTCCGTCAACACCCTCGAGGATAAAGACGGGGCGGCGGCTTATCGCATCTGTCCAGCTGCCCCCACTGTTGCCTTTAATCTTGCGAACGGAGGTGCTCCCCCCGATGAGCTTTACCGTGGATCCGCGGAACTCATCTGGCCATATGTACCGGCCCGCAGCCTGAGCGGTTCCCGTATCAACAAGGAGCGCGGTGCCCTGCCTGGTAAACGTCAGCGAGTCCAGCCCCGAAGCCAGGTCGAGCGTTGCCGCGGTGTTCCAACTGCCTCCGGAGTTGTCAGAGTATTGCAGTTTGGCAGTCTTAAAATTGCAGCGCAGCAGACACAGACCAATGGTGCTGTTCCTGAGTCGTGCCTTTTGCGTGCTGAGCGTCCAAACAAGGTCTTGGTCGTCACTGTCTGAGTCGCTCCTATAAGTGTTTGAAGGAGCTGGGGAGACTTCGGGGAGCGCTGACTCTGCTGGGTAAAGGTGGTCCGCGGTAACCGTCCACTGCTCGCCCTGCAGGGTCGGCCCGTCCATTGCTGTCAACTCAATCCCTTTCCGCACATATTGAGACAGTGGCGAGAAATCGAGCGGCCTCACGTCTTCCGGGTTGGCGTATCCAGCGGCGGGAGTGTCGCTGCTCAGTCGCGTACAGACGTCCGGCCAACCGCACCACCCGACGTGGCTCCAAGTGCTCTCTTGGCTGCTGCTGTCCAGCTTGCCCCACTTGGCCAGCGTGTCAGCTCCTGGCGTGGTTCCGCTGTCGTCTGTCAGTGTCCCGGCCGGGCCCTCTGACCACTGCCTCCGCTGAGACTGTGAGCCGTACCACGTTTTGACGTTGCCAGCTTTGTCCATGGCGATGCGGATCAACGTCTCGTTGGTCATGTCGTGAGTCACCGTTGCGGATCCGCTTACCGGTGAGCCTGATATGGCGTCGGTCAGGGTGAAGCTTCCCGTACCCGCTTTGATGGTGGCCGCGTAAACATAGGTCGCGTCGTTGGCTCCGCTGTTGTTGCTGAGCTGAAGGGTGATTCCGGTGTCCTCATCGGTGAGCGTTGTGACCTTGAGGGAAATCTCAGCCACTATCCCCTGGTAGGCAGAGTTGGTGTCGGTCTGGCTGTATATCAGGAGCCCCGTGCCGCTCAACTCAAAGAGCCCGTTGGTGATGGCCTCCGAAGCGGCGCCAGACTTGGACCATCCTACGTCAGTAGGTATAGCGGTCGGGAGGTAGAGCGCTCCCTGGAGCTGTGTAGGGGAGATGTCGGTGACCTTTGCGTAGGTCACATAGGAGTCCGCTGAGAAGTAGCTGGCTCCCAGTATGTGATACCCCCGCGGGAAGGTCTGCGTTGAGTGTCCGCCCATATAGACCGCGCGGGTTGCTCCCTCGTCCTCGTCGGTCGTAATGACAAACAACCGTCCGCCCATATCGACGGCGCCGTACTTCATCAGATAGTCAGTGCTTGATTCTCGCAGGCTGATGTTGTTTCCATGCCAAAGGACCCAAGAACGGCCCCCGTCTGATGAGCGGCGCAACAGCTCAGAAGTGTGGTCACCAACTCCGGAAGAGCTAGAGATCAACCCATAGATGTCGCCATCTTCGCCAAGCCATACGGAAGCGGCCGGGTCGTGCGCGTACTCCGGAACGTCGGGGGTGAGGTCGGTGCTTTGAATCTGTCGCTGGAGACCGTTCGCGATTGGGGTTGATACGGTCGGAAGAGCAACGGATACCCACGCGTCAACGTTTGCCGAGTCGGTGTGCCTGGTGACGAAGAGGACCGAGCCGTCTGGCAACGCAACACAATCATGGGTATCGGTGTCTCCGTTCCCGGCGTTGATAGATAGTTGTGCGCCAGTGTCTGAGGTAACCAGTCCATAGGGGCCCGCGGGCGTTGTGGCTGCGTACGTTCGCACGTTTTGAGCTGATGACTCGGTCGTCCCCAGTGCTAAGAAAACTCCCGCGTCAGTGACCGCGGCGCGGATACGCAGGTCGTTAGTGCTGATGATGTTGTCGTCCACCACTCGCTGAGCGTAGACAGACCAGCTGTCCCCTTTGTCATCGGAAACGAGAATGTCGACGTTGCGATAGCTGTTCACTGCTCGGTCTGACTGCAAGAACAGATACAGCTTGCCGTCGGGGGCAACGCATAGGCCGGGGCTTGACCCAACTCCGAAGGTGTACCCTGCGACGGACACGACGGTTGTCTGTGTCCAGCTGTCTGCAGATGCGTCGAAGATCATCCGATGCAAACCGTTGCTCAGGGTCTTAGGTCGGGAGATAGCAACGACCCGCCCACCCTCCAGGCGCTCAACAGCAATCCCACCGCGGGGGATGTAGGTTGCGGACAAAACCTCATGGCCAGTGACAAGACCAAGGTGATCCGCCCCATACCAAGAGGAAGAGCCGCTATCCCTCCAGACGTAGCCCGCGCCATTGCGCACCGGTATCCCGCTCGTCTGGGTCTGCACGTCAATCTTGTGCTGGTCTGAGTTCGTGCCGGTAGACCTAAGCGACAGGTCGGTAGCCCCACTCGGAACCGGTTGCCCCACAATGGGAGAGCCTTCGGTGTAGCTGGACAGCGACGAGTCAAGGTTGGCGAACGTGACCCGCTCATCCGGGACGAGCAGACCAGAAAGCTGTGAATACTTGGTGTAGCGAGCGCCCATTGATTACCCCATTCCGGTGGGTCGGTGGCTGCCAGGACGCGGCCGACCCCTGTGAATCTGGTTCTGTAGCGACCCTTGGCCAGAGCGCCCGAGGTCGTATACCTGAGCGTCAAGTACTCGGGTCCGAATCTTCTGCTGAACGACCAAGGTCGTGGGCCCCATCGCCTGCCCTTGGTTGAGAGCTCTGACGCCCTCCTCCCCCCCGGCGGCCCTGACCGCAGCGGGGGACAAAACAGCCTCACCCTGTCTGGCTCTAATCATCATCTCGTCCCGCAGAAGGCCACCCGAGTGAAACGAGGGGGCAGGCTCTGCAGCGATGGCCGCAATCTGAGCGCCGCCCAATGCTCCCGCCGCAATACCAAGGGGAACATTCGGGGCCGGTGGTATGGCGAGCGCGCTGGCTACTGCCTGGGCCGTTGAGATGACGGCCTGCCCAAGGGCTAGCGCCTTGCTTCGAGCGAAGGCTTGCCGGGCTTCCTCGTTCGCTATCCGCTCTGACTGTAGGGCAATCTCAAGTTCATTTCGGAGACGCTCTCTGCTGCGTTCGGTGGTGGCGTCGGCAAGCTGGTCTCTGATGCTCTGGACCCGTCGGCTTGCGGCCTCCTCTTCTCTGATTCTCTGATTCATTGCGTCTTGCTCTGCACGCTGAACCATGCTGATGACGTTGAGAGCAGAGCCCAGAATCGTCTGAGCCCTCTCCTCTTCCATCTTCCTTTCTTCCTCTGCCTGCTCCCTTCTCCGGCGGGCGGCGTCGTCTCTGGCAGCTGCTATCGCCTCAATTCCAGAGATGACGAGGTCTTGGTCAATTCCCACGCGCTCACGCTGCAGCTCGCTGGCGAAGGACTCTGCCTCGTTGAGGTTCTGCACTGCCTCAAGGTTTTCCTCCAGGGCCGCAGTGTTGTCTGACAGTGATTCAGTCTGCTCATCTATTGCTGAGCCAGCTTCCTCCGTTTGGTTGGCGTAGTCCCGCATTCCTCCACGCGCTGCGTCCTGCAGTTCTCTGAATTTTACAATCTCTTCTTCGACTGCCTGCATCTGCATGGTCAGCCGCTCCATGCCTGCAAAGTCTTGGTTCGCTTGAGCCTCAGCAGCGCGGGCAAGGAGTGCAGCCAACTGCTCCTCTGCCCCCCTCAGGGCGTCTGAATAAACATCAACACGCTGGCCAAGCTGGCCACGTTCGTCCATCTCCTCACTTGTTGCGATGAACTGACGGGTCAGCTGTATCAGCTCGGTCAACTCATCCGCCAGCCGTTGCATAGGTGGCATCAGGGGCTCTAGGAAATCCCTGGCCAGGCTCCCAAGAGAACGGCTCAGCAGCGTTATTGAGTCAGTGAATGATTCAGAAGCCGCAGCCGTTTCGTTGGACACAATGCCAGCGCGCTCAATTGCGTCGGCTGCCTGCCTGATGCCCTCTCCTCCACCCTCAAATGCGGAGAGCAAGCGGACGCCGGATTCTCCCATGAGGTCAGCGGCCGTGCGTGCCTTCAGGCTCTGAGACTCCAGCGTCTGTAGGCGGTCTGCAATAAGTGCGAAGCGTTCCGGGAGAGGCAGAGCTTCGAGCCGTTGAGCCGATATCCCCAGCCGGTTCAAAGCCTCCGCAGAGGCGCCGCCGTTGAGCGCCGCGTCTGCCATTCTGAGGTTGAGGTCGCGAATGGCTTGGGCTGCCATATCGGCACTGACGCCCCCAAGCTCGAGAGCGCCCGTTACCAGCTGCAATTCTTCAGCCGTGGTCCCAAGCGTCGTGGCTAGCTTGGCGACCTCGTCATTGCTGGCAGCCATTCGAACGACTGCAACGCCCACGGCCGCTACTGCTGCAGCCGCGGCGGCTGCGCTCTTAGCTACCGCAGCAAACGCCCCTTTGACTCCTGACAGAGAGGCCTTCAGGTTTCGGGAGGCCTTGCCCCCCTTCTCTCCCATCTCCTCAACTTCTTCGCCCGTCTCCTCTGCAGTGTCTGCAACCTGACGGAGCGCAGTGACGGCGCCGTCCGCATCAACCACAACCTCGAATTCAATTCTGCGGGCCATTGTCTCCCCCTAGCTGGACCACCACGACGCGGCCTCGGGTGTAGCTGCCCCCCGCCCAAGCTTGGCCTTGGCGGTTGGGCTGGTGCGTTGCTGAGGGCGTGTCATTATCCAAGCCTCCAACATATCGCCGAGTGTAGCAGAATGGGTAGCTGTCAACCTCAAGTCAGCAGGGCGTAGCTTCCTGCCAGCCAAGCCCCGGCGCTCGTGGGCGTGAAGGACCTGCCAATAGGCCAACAGCCTGAGCCGGTCTGCGCGTGAGTTATCCCAGAAGCGAGGAGCAAATCCACGCCCTCCGAGGATGCCAACTTCTATGTCTAGCGCTTGCCAGCTCTGCCAGCCCGCGCCGCAATAAAATCCACGAGCGAGCCCACCTCCTCGGGGGTTGGCATTGACTCCTGCGCAGCCCGCATTAGAGCAGAGCCCGTGCCCATAAGTTGCACCAAGGACCAGCCCTCATCAAACAACTCAGAAGAAACCCGCTCGCCATAAACGGTTGGGTCGTCGTCTGGCTCTGCCTCAAGGTCAACGTCAGGGTGTGCCCAGAACCAACCTACCGCCGCAGAGGATATCGCAGCCTGCTCATGAGACGATGAGCCAACCCTCGCCGCGGCCTCGCAGTAGCGCAAAAGGCGGACGGGGTCCACCAGCCTAAACTGATGAACCCCGAGTCCCGGAATGTCTATCTCAAGCGCGGCGTGCTCAGGCACTTCGCGCCGTGTCTTACGTTCCCTCATGTTCTCCCCAGTGCTCCCCAGTCGCTGGGGAAACAATTACCCAGCCCTAAGAAATCGGGACGGGCGTCGGGTGCCCTTTCCCGCCGTCCGTGCATGTGAGAGAGATGGTGATTGTGTCGGGGTCACCCTCGCTCAAACTCATGGAACCAAAGCACTGGTTGGCAATCATGATATGGGCATCTGTTGCATCGCCGGGGTTGTCGATTTCGAACTTGATGCTAATGCCGTTGATCAGGGCATCGCTTCCGGCCGACGAGTTGTAGACGCTTTCCCAATTGGTGGTGACGTAGTCAGAGAACCCAGAGGTCCAAGGGTCACGAGTCAACCACATGGCGATATCGTTGAGGGTGGCCGCGCCGGTGTCGGTCAGGTCTCGCAGGTAGGCAGAGAACTGAATCGTGGTCGGCTCCTCGTCGCCAGGGATGACGGAACTGATGTCAGAGCGGTCACGAATGATGTTCTTGGCCCTGCCCGTTGCCGAGATGCTGAGATCGCCTTCTTCGAACTTGATCTCGTAGGACTCAGCGGTTGCCTCGAGGGCTCCGGTGCTCGTGTTAAATGCGCCCTCCTTGAGAGCGGCCAGGGTGATCTTACCCATAAGTCGTGACTTCACGACGAGAGACTCAGCCATTTCTACCTCCCGCGGAGCCGTTGACGCTCGCGCTCTGATTGTTCCCGCTCACGCAACCTACTAGGGCGGTCACGGTATGCCTGCACCGTAGCAGCAAAGAGGTCAGTGCGCAGCACCCTTCGGGCTTGGCGCTCTAAACGCTCAGCAAGATTCTGCTGTTTCTGAATGACTAAATCAACAGTGCGGACGTTGTCGCGCTGGACGATGTTGGTCAGCCTGCCAAGCGCTCCCGTGAGGAGCCGCTCAGACTCCATCTCAACACCGGTCCAGCTCTCCAGGGTCACATCTTTCGGGTGTACATACTCAGCATAATCAACCGGATTTCGTATCACCCACGTCGGCTCGTCCCACTGAAGGGACCACGCTTGCTGGCTTCGGCGAGTATCGACCGGCCAATTGTCAATGATGTACTCCCGAAGCTCTGCGGTCAGATCGTCAATCACGTCCTCAATCTCTGAGCGCGCTCTCCGGGACAGAGAATCTGAAGCCCCAGGGAGCCGTTGGTATATGTTGATCGATAAATCTACGGCGCCATTCTTGAGGACTACAGCCATTAGCGGTCTTCAATCTCATCGCCGACGATGCGAGATATTGCCTCAGCGGCCTGGTCGAACTCCCGGGTCCAGTGCTCCCAAGCGTCATCAACGGCTGAGCCGGTGTCCTTGTTCCGAAGGTGGACCCACTGCGCGTACTCCTTGCCGGTCCTTGGGTCTCTCGCGCGGTTGGTCGCTACCACCTCTCCTTGGCCCTGCTTGACCTCCCACGCATTGAGGGAGCGCCCCGAGGGCTTGCCACCTTTAGTTCCCGGCTCGACGTAATACTTGCGACCCGTGCGCTTGCTGCGTTTGGTCGTACCAATTGGCCAGCTCTTACCAGAGCCAGGGGGTTGACCTGACCCCCGTAGGTCCTTCTGCCATCTGATGACACCTTCAGCTAGTTCGCGGGCAACCGCTCGGTCTATGACGAGGTCCATGTCGCGCATGTCGCTCAGTAGTTCGGTGAGGCCATGAACGAGAACCGGCTTGGCCATCAAAGCTCCAGATCGGCCGCTATATCAAAGTCGATCTCAGTGATGAGCCACTCTCTGGTTGGAGTGGGGATGCTCCTCGTTGCTGAGTAGTAGACGGTCATGCTGGCAATCGTTGAGGTGGTGTCCCCGCAGATGGCCTTGACGATGGAGTCCCGATAATCCCCAGCCTCCCGAATGGCCTCCTTGGCAGGAGAGAATCCCCCGATAATCTGAGTCCCAACCCGAACGGTGATTCGATATTGCAGCCGCGCAGAGCGATCGCCGCGGTCCCTGTAGTTTCGGGTGTTGGTGTCTGACCAAGTCACGGAGAAGCCACGCGCCAGCTGCGACCTAGGCTCGTCCCGGGGGTCCAGCAACTCTGGTAGCTCAACGAGTCCAGTCACGTTGTTCACCAGGGTGGCAACGTTATCGAGCAGCTGTCGTGTTGTCAGACTGGCCACGTATAGTCCCACGTCGAATTGCCCGGGCCACCGATGAAGACCACACCGGCTGCGCTCTCAATCTCATCGCTTCCGGGTAGGCCTGTCTCGTCGCTATCGTATCGAATGCTGACAGTCCCAAAGGTCTGCTCAAACATCCTGAGGTAGTCCTCAGACAGTTCGCCGAATCGCCCGTTACCCGCTGATGTGGCGAAGTCTCGGAAGACCAGGCACAACGACAGGTAGAGATGCGAAGACCGGAGAGCAGAGGAGGACAGCACCAGCCACGGCCGACGCCCCATCTGCAAGAGCTGTGTCTGCAGCTGCGTCCATGCCTCGTCTATGTAGCCCTGGAGGTTGCCACCAGTGCGGGCCTTCCACCTGCTGAGGTCGCCATGCATGGCCTCAAGGTCTGAGTCAGAGATAACCGGATAGAGGCGTAACCGAACGAGGTGTCCCTCCCTTGTGAACGTATAGGTCTGCCCGTCCGACATGACCAGCGCCCACCGAACCTGCCAAAGGTCTGACAGCGCTTTGGTATCAGGGAGTGTCGCCGCGGTGACGGTGTAGGTTGCCTTGGAGCTGGCCACCGTGATGGCCGCGCCATCAACG